CTAATCACTGCCGGTTCTCTTTCTGCCCGAGTTGGCGGAAACCCAAATGTCTGTTTCATTAACCACGTTCAGCAACGTAGCTTGATTCAGAACCTTCACAACTCACAGAACTATCAAACCGTGAATGCGACTACCCATAAAGGCGTAGTCTCTGACATTGGTTTCCGTTCTGTAGCCATTCAAGGCGACACTGGTGCAATTAACGTTGTAGCCGCAAACAAGTGCCCCGCCGAAAGTGGCTTCATGCTTGAAATGGATAAGTGGACTTTAGCGACTCTAGGTGAGCCGGTTAAGTTCCTAAACCTTGATGGTAACCGAATCTTGCGTTCCGCTACAGCGGATTCAGTAGAAGCGCGGCTTGCGTTCCGAGGAAACTTGGGCTGCAAGGCACCTATCTACAACGTAAATATTCAGATGCCAGCAGTGGGCTAGACCTTTTAATATGTGATTTAGAGGAGGCCATAATGGCTAGTTCGGCCACTTTAAGCCAATTACGCGCTCGTGCGTTGGATTATGCCGATATGACCAGCTCTAACTTCCCCGTTGAGGCGAGAGTTAATGATTACATTAACTCCGCCGCTTCGGAGATGTACGACATCCTGGTTAATGCTTATGAAGATTACTTCTTAAGCACTCAAAGCATTACCTTAGTAGCAGGAACCGAAAACTATGCGCTTCCTTCGGACTTCTACAAAGCTAAGCGTGTTTATTACCTCAGTGGCGGTCGCCGTTTTTCTATTCATCCTTTCAACCTGGAAACATTAGACGGGGCGAAAACTAGCCCACTAACATCTGGCAGCGCAGAGCTCTGGTATGTACCTGAGATGTCTTTAATGACATCCGATTCCGACACGATTTCAAGCATTATCCCACCAATGATTAAAGGTTGGCCGGATTACATAGCAATAAGCGCCGCTATCCGGCTTTTGATCCGAGAAGAATCAGACCCTACCGGCCTAATGCAAGAAAAGTTACTGATGCAGCAAAGGCTAATTAGTTTAGCCGAGCCAAGGGATGCAGGCATCCCTGACGCAATTCAGGATATTGGCCACAGATGGAACGATGTGGGCTTCGCCTATGATCCAGGTGCCTTTTTAATGAGATATCGAATAATGGGTCCAAACATTAAGTTTATTCAGTATGACGCGGGGGTTTAAATGGCAAAACCTAATAAAAACAGTAAACGAGCTTGCAGGAGAATAAAAAATTCTCAAATGGCTCTCGAACTACGCTTGAAGGGGTACAGCTACCCTAAGATAGCTAGCACCATGGGGCTGTCTACAACTTACGTTTATAAGCTTGTTGAAACCGAGCTTAAGCGATGCAAAGAGATGACGGCGGAGACGAGAGAGCAAATCAAAGACCAAGAGCTTATGCGTTTAGACAGGCTTTTGGAGCAGGCTAAAGAGCACCTCCTTAAAGAATGGTGTACTAAGACAGCCAAGATCGTGCTCGACATCCAGTCAAGAAGGACTCTCTATCTTGGGCTCGATGATGCTGTGTCTCGAATCGAGGTTTCTACGATTGATAAACTCTCTGATAATGAAATCAGAGATAAGGCGATGGAGTTATTGCAGGTTGAAGTGTTAAATCATAACCATACCGAAACCGAGCACTAGCATGGAGCCGTGGAAAAGGATAACCACTGGTGACCCTGTGATTGAAGAATTGCAGGACAACGCCGAGCCCATAATGAGACGTGTTGAGCAGGTCCCTCTTATGGGGGGCACTCTGGTGAAAGGCCAGTTTCTAACTGCGACCGACCCTTATGACACGCACATCTTTCACGGGCTGGGGAGAGCACCGGAGGGATGGATTATTGTAAGGCAAAGATCTAGGGCAGATATCTGGGATGTGCAAGACAGCAACAGGAGCCCAGAAAAGACACTGGTCTTAAATACTAGCGCAAACGTAACCGTAGACTTGTGGGTGTTTTGATGCCTTTACAGAAGCAAATTATATCTCTCCCTTTCACGCAGGGCCTCAACGAGAAGGCATCGGAAAAGCATTTAACTCCGCCAAGCCTTGCCACTTGCGATAACGGCAGGTTTACCAAGACGGGGCAAGTCCAAAAAAGAAATGGCTTTTCTCGAAGGACGAACGCAAACTTTGTTAGCGGTTCCGCCGGGACTATTGATGCGTCAGTTCAGTGCGCCAAATATCAAGATGAAAAATTAATTTTTGACGGGAACAACGCATACGCTCAAACAAATACAGATTACTGGCTGGACAAAGGTCGCATAACCGGATGCACGTTTAAAGACGATACCGTTTTTAATAATGAGACAATGACAAGTGGCCCGCTTGCAGCGGCGTCCAACGATGGATTTAGGGTAGAGGCTTGGGCCGAAACAGACCCCAACCTAGCAGGCAGACAGGCAACTATAACAACCGTTGTTTTTCATGTTTATGCCAGAGTGGTTGAAGAAGCGACAGGGATAGTAGTTGTCCCTAAGATGAAGATCACCCCGTCAGCAGGCATATCAGTCACTAAGGCGCACGCTCAAAATGATGATAGCAATTACCTGAACCCCCAGGTTCAAACCGTTGTTATGGGGGATTATGTATTTATCCTTTTTTGCGACTGTCAAAAACATTCACCTTCTATCACTATAAGCGGAACTTCGGCGGGAGGAGTGGGGACCCTAATCACATGCGCCACTGCTCCGGGACTTCTTGAGGGTGATGTTGTTACGATTACAGGGACAACTTCTCATAATGGGGACAAGATTGTCGTTAAGCCGTCTGCGTCCGCAAATACATTCTTCATCACGGACACATACAGCGGTAGCTCGGAAACCGGGACCGTAAAACTCAAGATAAACTATAGTCAAGAAACGCGAAACGGAGTCCACGCTGTAGCAGTAAAGACTTCGGATGGCATAGCGGCGGCGCTTACTCCGACAGCGTTGGGTGGCTTTAACTCACCGGCCTTTTATGTGAACGGTGCCTACCCTCTTTTCTCGGTATCCGCAGCGGATAACTCAACTACGGATGACACCTCAACGCCAAAAGCCGCAGTCTTTAGGCTCAATACCACGCCAATTAGTGATGCTTCTGCGACGGTCGCATCCTATCGACTCGATTACTTTGAAGAATCGAGTGGTGCGTTTATTGAATATCTTGAAAGTGGCTTTTACGGCTATCGAGGGAGAAATACCCCAATTCTTCCGTCCGATCACACGGTATACTTTCAAGCGTCTGAGTCAGGGCATAGCGATAGAGAGAGAACTCTTAGCCATATCGCGTTAAGCGCTATCGACGCAGACGACCGCTTAATGATTGCGGCCACTTTTCAAGAAACAGGAACCGCGACAAACCCCCAAGTGCGGACTCAGATGTACACGGGAGCATTGGCGAAGGTTAGTACCACCCAGCTAGCGGTTGATACGCTGTGTTTAACATCTGGGAGCTTTATCAAGAAAACCTCTGGCACGGACCTCCATTTTGTTTGGACAGCGCAAGCGGTAACACAGGCAGCTAACACCGCAGTGGACGACGGGCAGGCCGCTGACCACGCGCTTTTTACGGCGTCGGTAAACACAGGGGGGGCCATAGATAAGTCGGGGGTTGTGCTGAAACGGTTTACTACCTTAACTTCGGACCTATTCGTCTATAATGGAAAGGTCTACTTTGCTGCGACCTATGCTGTTACGCCTAATGGGAACATTCGAGACGCTGGTGGAGACTACGTTTACATAAACTACAACTCATCTATCAACCTTATTAGTGATACGGATGGGAACATTATTGCTACAGGCGGAACTGGGCTGGGTGGCAATTGCGCTTCGACGGATTGGTACTCGAATGCAGTGGACGATAGAACTCTCTTCTGGGGGGCTGCCCGAGTAACCAGTGTTTCTGCTTCACAGTTTTGCTATGGCTCATCAAAGTTTTCGGCGGTGTCCCAGGGCGGGAACTCTGTTTTTCAGCATAAAAGCATTTTCAACCCCTCTTACGCAGAAATCGATTTATCCCCCACGAGACAACTAGAGAACGTCGAAGGCGGAGGGTCCCTCTTGTTGTGCGGAGGTCTTTTGTGGGAGTACGCTGGGGACGTAATGAAAGAGAACGGCTTTCTTACTTATCCTCAAGTAAGCGAAGTGGTCAGCTCTTACGCTATTACGGCCTTTGCTGCTGCGGGGACCGACCTAATTAGGGTTACCGTTAGCTCGCCTACTCCAATAGGATACAAGGTTGGCGATACGGTTGAGATCTCAGGGACAACAAACTTTAACTACGATGAATATTCTATCACCGCTGTGGATACAGCAAACAACACGTTTGACACCGCGAAGGCAGGAGTCTTTCCGGGCACCGATACCGGGAAAGTTCAGCTTGTAGGTGGCGTCCTAAATGACGGCGCCCCTTCTACGCTAAATGAATATAATTACATGGTCACGTATGAGTGGACGAACGTCAACGGCGACATCCAAAGGTCTTATCCTTCTGGCGCCATCTCCGCGACGGTGGACGGCGTTGGGACGGACACCACTGGGCGCGTTAGGATTAGGGCGTATACGCCACAATGGACCCAAAAATCTTTGGCCAACGGCGTAAGTAACCCAAATATTGTCTTGTACAGGACAGAAAAAGGTAAAGCAGCTTTTTACAGAGTTGCAGCGGCGCCTGTTGACTTCGAGACAACCATTCAAGACATAGACGACGCGCTTGTTAGTTCGTCAGCGTTAACCGATAACGAGCCTATTTATTCGACAGGGGCCGCCGGAGATATTTACGGCAACATCGCTCCTCCATGCTGTACTGATATCATTCTTCACAAAAACAGAATGTTTCTGTCTACAATTGATGGAGCTGTTTGGTACTCAAAGAAATTAACCCCTAAAAGAGGGGCCGAGTTTTCTGACTTTCAAGTAAAACCAATTGAGAACTACAAATCTTCAATAGCGTGTCTTGGGTCCGTCCGAGAGTATGTAATCGTCATCACCACAGAAAACGCTTACTTGATTGGAGGCGAAGGGCCTAACGCAGCAGGAGGGGGAACCGACTTCTCTCCTCCTACTATCTTTTCAAGAGACGCTGGTGCCGCTATCGGATGTGCGAGAACTCCTTCTCCTGTAGGGTTCTTTTACAACGCAAACGGCGGAGTTTATCGGGTGACGCCTTCTATGCAAGTAGAGTGGATAGGGGCCGCAGTGGAAGACACGGTGGACAGTTATGGGATAACAAGGGCCGCCGTTAATGATACCGAAGGGGAGATCTACTTCGGGCTGGATAGCACAACTCAAGGGATTCTTGTTTATAACTACGTGTTCAACGCATGGACCAGATGGAAGCCAACGAGCAGCGTATTCAGCAACGACATAACCCCTAAAGGCTTAATGGTGCAGGACGGGGTTCTTAATATAGCTATCCCGAGCGGGTACATTATTAACCAGCACACAGGCTTTTCAGATATTGGGAGCGCAACATCTCCCTACACTCTTGAAATTATGTCTGCGTGGATACGGTCAGATCAGTTTCTTCACATGGCCAGGTTTTACAATATTCTAATCAGTGGAACCTATAAATCGGACCATACCCTTAACTGTTCTATCCACAGCAACTATGATGACTCAGTTGGCGACTCTCAGAGCAAGGTTATAACCTCTTCGACTGATGACCCATACATTTTTAGGCAGCATGTTGCCAATCAAAAGGCTAGGTCGATAAGGCTAACCATTTCTGATTCCTTGGCGACAGGGACACGCGAGGCTTTTCAGCTTGACGGCATAGCTGTAGAGTTAGGGGTAAGGCCAGGGACATTTAAGCTTGGTACGTCAAAGACCTTGGCAACATAGGCGCAGGAGAAGAAGATGGCAGATGGATTACAGAGACTTAGCGAGGAAGAGATTGAGCAGCTTAATGCTCCGCAGCCTGTACCAAGTAGCGGAAGAACTCATGACGAGCGCAGCAAGTCGGTTGACAAGAAAAAACAGCAAATTAAGGACTTTGGTTTAGAGGCAATGAGGTGGGCAGGAGGGCCGACGGGGCGTATAATGAACTGGCTCCTTTCGCCAGAGCAGATTAATGTAGACCCTAAGGCGCCCGACAATCGGTACACCGCCGACGTTCTAGCCAACAGAGCCTTGTTGAAAGCACTGTCAGGGAAGTCCTCCCAAGACGTAAGGACTAGGGCGGCACAAGATACATTTGCCAGGGCGGGATTGACAGGTATTGATACAAGCGAAGGACCAGGTTCGGCAGCCAGAGGGGTGGGGGCCGTTACGGATGCTCAATCCAGGGCTACCAAGGCGTCGGTGCAACAAATATTAAGTGATACGTCCTTGATGCAAGACATGCTTAGAGGTGTGCATGGTGCAGAAGAGCAATACAAATGGTTTCGGGCGCTGTCGGAGGCGGCTCGGCTAGGGACAATAAGTCAAGTGAACCTTGGCCTCCTTAATGACGCAAAAAACAGAATGGCCTCCATGGGCAGCACTGTCGGTGTTTTGGGGGCTAAAGGGTATTCCGCTTGGGAAAAATACCAACAGGGGCAAAAAGACAAAAATGAGCTAGCCAGGTTAAACGCTTTGGACCGTAGGGACCAAGCTGCGGGAATAGGGACATCTAGCGGACCAGGGCCATTAGGATCTGGAGAATTGGACGTTTAAAATGAGTTGGTGGGACGATACAAAAGAATGGCTGTCAGATACGGGAGACGCATTGGCCGAGACGATGTTCCAAGGAAACTGGTCGTCTTCGAGTCCGCCTCGCGACCCTATAGCTGAGAACCAGCTACCCCGAGAAGATCCGGCTATTCAGTCGGAGATAAACAGACTTCAAGGAATCGCTTCAGGAGCAGTCAAGGACCCAGGCGTTCAAATGCTAGAGGACCAGGCTAGAAGGTCTGGACAGCAGGCTTATGGGCTCGCTCAAGGGCTTGGTATGCAAAACGCAGCAACGCGGCAGAGGCTTGCCCAAGGCGGGCGCGGCGCGACACTTAGGGAGTTACCGGAGATGCGAGAGGCTGCGACTATTGACGCTAAAGCAGCAGCAGCGGCCAACCTTACTGAAGCACTAGCGCAGCGCAGAACTCTGGAAGAGGAAAAGATACAGGAACGAAAAAAGCAAGAACTACAGAAAGAAATCGATAGAGCATCCGCAGCAGAAAAAAAGAAGGAATCTATCATGAGCTTTGTGTCCAGCTTTGCCCCTATCGCTCTAGCAGCGGCCCCTCTTATGTCCGATGAGAAGCTTAAGGAAAATATCGCTCCAGCAGGACGAGACACTCGACAATTTATTGATTCGCTAGAACCAAAAAGGTTCAACTACAAAGGAGCTGACCCGAGCTCACCGCAGCTTGGGATTTTGGCTAATGATGTAGCCCGTGGCCCCGTTGTTAATATGGGTACACGCGAAGAACCTATTCTAGGGCTTGACCAGCAGAAAACGAGAAGCGCATTGCTGGCATCCGTTGGAAAGCTAGGGCAAGAAAATAGACAGCTTGCAACTGCTCTTACTGACTTAGATGGCAAACTTAAATCTTTGACAGGTGAGAATCTTGGCGCTCCGCAGGCCCAAAGAGGGGTGCGCCCCGGACCATCGCCGGATGACGATAGGATTCATAAGGAAATTATGAAGGCGCAAGAAAACGAAGTGCTTAAGTCCATAAGCCAAGGGATCTTAGACGAAAAGCGAAGGAAGGGTTATTAAGATGGCGAACGGTGATGAATCCGCGATTGCAATGCTCGAAGAAGAGCTAGGGTACGGCGATGCGCCGATTGTTCCGACTACAGAGGAAGAACTGGCGAAAGAGGAAGCGCGAGTGGCCGAAGACGCCAGGATTCAGGCGGCTATCGAGCAAGACCGAAGATCTAGGCCGAGTGCCCTAAAAGAAAAAGACGATTTCTGGGAAAGCTTTGGGTGGCAGGGGGGCAAAAAAAGCGGCGGTCCTCTTCCTTCAGACACTTCTGGAGACGCAGCCCAACAGGACGCAGGAGTTGTCCCGCCCCCCGATGGCATAAGTACCGAAAAGTACATGGGGGGGTTAGAGGATAAGGCGACCGCCGCACGAGACAAGTATCTTTCTGGGATAGACCAGCAGATATATAGGCAAGGTCGAATAGGTAGTGCGCTTGGTCAGCTTGGCGACAAGCAAGCAGAGCTCCTGGGACTGACAACAGACTATGGTGCAGGGTTCCCTGAGACGTTGCCCGAGGCTAAGGCAAGGATTCACCAGCAATGGGTGACTGACAGGCAAAACTATCAAGAACGCTTTGACGGAAACATGGAAGAGGCGAATTTGATGGCTCAATACCCTGGAGCCTCCATAGACCAAATCAAGCTATGGAAGAGGCAGCTACAAGGCGATGAAGATCGCCGACCTGGCTCCATGATTAGGGATATCTCCCCAGAGAGCGCAAAGCGTGTTTTAGCAAAAAAAGCAGCGGCTATGCGAAACCTTGCCAAGGCTCAAGAGATTGACCCCAACAGAGCCTTTGGAGGAGTGACCTCTCAAGTTCTTGCGGGACTCGCAGTAGGGCTTGGTGCATGGGCATCGTCGAGAAGCGGAAGGCCCAACACGGCACTAGACCTTTACAAGCACGCAATCGCTAACGACATTTCCGCGCAAAAAGAGAAGTTTGCACACGCACGAGGACAGCCAGGGAGGCTTAGAGGCGAGTATTCTTTTTGGATGAATCGATACAATAGTGACCGAGTGGCAACCCTTGGGACAGCAGTGGCGAAATACGGTGCTGCGGCCAATGGGATTCAGCAGCAGATTGCAAAACTAAAGGGCGGGATAGAAAGAGATAAAGCGCTAGGTATCCAGGGGCAGTTACTGTCTCAAAAAAACAAACTAGAAGCTGCTCTAGCTAAGGCTGCTCTTGAGGCGGAGCAGGCACAAAACTCTGGGATTATGGGATTTGACGGAAAGCCAATTAGATACACTGGGCCACGAGGTAAGGATATGACGCCTGCAAACAAAACAGTGCATAACGCCCTTGTGGAGACGAGAGTAAAATCAGGGAAAGCAATCGATGCGCTACAGCAGTACAAGGAGGCGTGGAAAAGTTCCAGAAAGCTTCCATTTACTAAAGGAAGAGCCCAAGTAAACGCAGCGCTTCAGGCCCTTGTCGCTCGTCTCGGCGACGTTTGGGATAAAGGGGTTCTGCAAGAATTTGAATTTGAACAGTTGATGGACATGCTGCCTGGCGGAACAAGCCCATTTTGGGAGAGTGCCACATGGGACAGAACAGACGCTGTTCTGGAGGAGTTGAAAAAGAGTTTTCATGGTGCCTTTGAGGCACACGCAAACTCTCTGTCTCACTATCAATTTTCAGGAAGTTCTGGCTTCGGGAAGGGCACAACAACAGGCGAGAAAGGCTCTACTGGCGCCGTAGCCCAAGGGAAAGCCGCTGTGGCGAACCTCTTAAAAGGCCGCAAAGGAAAAGGCATGGTAGTGGACCATGATAAATGGTCGACTCGCAACGAGAGAGATGTACCAATCTTCAGGGTAACGGGCTCCACGCCTGAGAACACACCATAGGGCACCGAATGGCTAATTTAATTAGAAAAGGAACGCGGGAAGTCGTAGAGGTCGCTCCAGGAGATGTCCAGAGATATCTGTCCTCTGGCGAGTTCAATATTCCGTCTGACTTGGTTAGCGATGGCCGCGTGGAAATGATTTCCGATAATGGGGATGTAACCAAGGTTGACTTAAAGGATATGCACGAGGCTTTCCGTCATGGCTACAACCTGGAGAGCGGAGAATCTCGGCAAGTAAGGGCGATGGAGAAAGAGTATAGCGGGTTCCTTCCTGGCTTAACCTCTGGAACTCTTGGCGCCGCCAAAGGTCTAACCTTCGGCCTATCTTCGGCGATACTGAGTAAATTAGGCGTAGACGTTGAAGCTTATGAGACGCTTCGTCCCGATGAGTTTACAGTAGGTGATGTCGCCGGGACAACTATCGGGATACTGGGAGGGGCAGGCCTCGGCGGTTTGGCTGTCCGAGGAGGAGCTAAATTAGCCGCAAAAGGAGCCGCTAAAGCTACTGCTAATATGGCCGAAAAAACATTCGGCCAAAAGTTAATGAAGAAGGCGGCGGAGGGGGCTATCGAGGGGACGATAGACGGAGCCCTTTACGGAGCCGGGGAAGCGGTTCACGAGATAGGTATAGGACGCGCCGAGTTGACGGGGCAGTTGGTAGCTTCTCACATGGGCGGAGGGGCCGCCATGGGCCTTGGCATTGGTGCCGGGCTTGGCTTCGCTGGGCTACCGCTTGTTACGGGAATAGGTGCCGTAGCACCTGCGGTGAAGGCAGCAGGAAAGGCAATCGGAAAAGCGTTGCCCATAACAATCCCTAATCGTGTTACAAACGCTGAAGACTTTTTTGGGCAAATAGCCAAAGACGCCGGTTTCGAGGCCCTTGGCCCTATGCTTAAGGACCACCGGTTAATTAAAAAGAAGTGGAACAAGGAACAGGAGACAGCTGCTCTCGACTGGCTGACAAATACTAAAGTAGCGCAAGACGGCGGTGAACTTTCTAACATCATTGGCCCTGGGGAATCATGGGAAGAGATAGCGGAAAAGCTTTACACCAAAAGAGGCGAAGTAGGGCAGAAGCTAGGCGACTTCATAGAAAGAGTTGATGGTTTAAGCAAAGACCGATCCGGCATATCGGCAAATGATATAATTAACCGACTTGAAAAACTACGTAGGAGCAAGAAAGTAATCCCTGTTGGCTCGTCAAAGGCTCTTAAGAATGCAGCCGAAGAAGCAATAACGAACACTAAAATAGTTGCATTGGTTAACCATATTGAGCGCGGGTTAAAGCTGGACTTAAAGCATGGCACCAACCGAGCCATGGAAAGTATAGAGGAATATGCCAGGCTAGCAGACACAGATCTCGATGAGATTATAGCGAAAGTCAAAAGACATAAAGACGTATCCGCTTCACCACCCGGTGACTTAGGGCTCGACATCGACATGAGAAGAAGGGGCGCGGCACAAGAAATAGCAGAAACGGAAGAAGCGGTTTCAAGACTTGGTCCAGACCTGGATGACGCATTGGGAATAAACCATGGCCTAACGCCAAAAGAGGACTTAGTGGCAGATATGGTCACACACCTCATACATAGTGCTCCAGCCAAGGAAATTAATGCAATCTTTAAAGGCGTAAAAAACCTTGAAAAAATATCCATTATGCAAGGGCACCTTGCAAAACAAAACGCTTGGAAGAAATCTCGATTCGACAAACTTGGAGCCAGTGAGTTACCCGACTACGCAAAAAGAGTGGGAGCCGTTTGGCGTGACGCAGTAGACGATGCGTCTGAAGGAATCATAACAAGTTGGAAAAAACTCGGCCAGATGGGTGAAGATGTAATTGGCGACCTGGACATAGATGTCTACAAGCAACTCAAGAAGGAGTACGGATACGCCTCCACCTTTCACGCCATCTCTAACGACAGAGCTCTTCGCGCAGCAGCAAACAGCCAGACAGGAATGAGTGGTTTACTAATGGCCTCTACCGGAGCTCTTGTTGGTGGACTAGGGGCTGGTCCCTGGGGCGGCGCTATTGGCGCCACCATCGGTGCGGTCACAACAAAATATCTTAAAGAAAATGGCATATCGCTAACCCACGCAGGCGCCAGATACCTGTCCAAGTTGGCCAGTGTTCGAAACGGGAAAGTCGATGACATACTTAAACGGTCATCCGAGTTCGTAAAGGGAACCGGAAAAAGAAGAAAAGAAGTTCTCCCTTTAAGCGTTAAGACGTTGAGTTCTATAAGCTTCACCGGAGCTCCGCCTGAGGGAAAAACAGAAGACGAAGTTTTAAGTAGTCTCGCCGACCAGCTTGAATCGGTTGCTGCGGACCCTCAGATGTTTGCAACAATGATAGAGTCGCAGGTGCAAGACTTGAGAGTGGTGGCTCCCTTAGTCGCGGAGCAAACTGTTAAGTCCAGAGTGGAAGGGATGAAGCTTTTAAGCGAGAAGATCCCGAAGAGCAGCGGAAGCTACAGCAGCTACCAACCCATGCTGTACAACGAAATGTCTACGATGCCAGAGCCCGGTAAAACGCAATTCAAGAGATACCTTACCGCAACGATGGATTTTGCGGGTACGTTGTTCGACGATTTATCAGCAGGTGCCGTAACCGCCGAAACCATTGAAGTGGGCGAAAGAGTTTACCCTGAAATATTAAACGAAGTACGGACAGTGATGGCGGTTGATTTAGCCAAAGACGATAGGCCGAAGGACAACACTTTTATGTCGCAAATGAAAACAGTTTATGGCGAAGAGGTGATAGCCTATCAGGGCCAAGATTTTTTACGAAGACAACAGCTACAATACAAGGTAGAGTCTAAAGGGTCGATGGCAGGGGTTAAGCCTTCATCAGCCGCCCAGGGGCCAGTCGCAATTAATTCAGAAACCGCTATGGACGCGGTTCAATACAATTTAAAGAAAGTCTAAACGGAGGATAGCCACAGTGCATACTATTAATTATCAAAATACTTACGCTAGCGCGTTAACGAATGAGCAGGTGATGGACCTTAAGGTTGTCACTAATCAAAAGCTTTCGCTTCATGCGATGACGACCGATGCTGACGGAGGTACACTTACCACATATTACGTTTTCATCGATCCTATCACCAAAGCCGAAACCGAAGTGGTGTATGACACAACTGCAATGACGACGAACAACTTGTTTGTTGTGGTTTATGACTACAAGGTTCCCTTTCTCCGTGCGAAATATACGAACGGCGGAACAGCGGGAGGCATCATCAGAGTAACCGGAACAACGGCGGAGTAGAGACATGGCAGATGCAACCATAAAAATTAGGGGCGGCGCAGGAAACGCCGTACAAATTCAATCACGAAAT